GGCGTCATCCGAAGAGCGGGCAACCGATCTGGACTGCGGATCTGCTCGACATCTCCGACGCGGCCGATCCTGTGTACCGCGTCGAAGAGGTTCGGGTGGACGGGAAACGCGGCGAGGACTTCTCGGGCGCGTATCTGGGCGGCGCCTTCTCGGGGGATGCGTACCCGTATCGCCTGGCGGACGGTACGCCGGTATTGCCGTATGTGCTTTTCCATGCGGAAACGCTCGGCGATCGTCTCTTCGATCCATACGAAGAGATCGAGTTAGTCGAGGGGTCGTTGAATTTGGCGGTTTTGCTGTCGTTCTGGACGCACACTATGCGGGACGCAAGTTGGCCTCAACGCTATGCCGTCAACTGTCAACCGGCGGGGATCGGGCTGGCGGATTCGGATAGCGGGCGCCGCGCGGAAGTGATCACCGATCCGGCGACGGTGCTGTTGATGGAAGCGATCGAAGAGGGAATGCAACCGCAGATCGGGCAATGGTCCGCGGGCGTCGATGTGTCGACAATGATCAGCGCGATCGATGCGTACGCGGTTCGCCTGGCGCAAGACGCCGGCGTACCTCCTTCGGACCTGCAACGGCTCGGCGGAACAGCTCGATCCGGGTACGCGATCTCCCTGACGAATGAGGGGAAGCGAGCACAACAGCGGCGCTACCGGTTGCAATTCAAGCGGGGAGACGAGGCGTTGATAGCCTTGACCGCGGCGTTGCTAAACCGTGCGACGGGGTCCGCCTATCCAGAGGAGGGATACAGCGTGGTCCATTCGCAGATCCCGCTATCGCCCACCGAGCTGCGGGAGAAACGAACCCACCTCCTCGAGATCGCGCGGGCGGGGCTGATCTCGAGAACGCGCGCCTATCAGGAATTGAATCCGGGGATCACTCGAGAGCAGGCGGAACGAGATCTCGTGATCATCGCGGCGGATCGCCTCGGTGCACTGACTTAACCAGGGGAACGATATGGCTTTGGACTGTCCACATTGCAACAAGGCGATCAATGACGCGATCCCGCGGGAACGCTTCGACAAGATCTACAAAGAGCGGAAGGACGCGACGGCGAAGGTGGGCGAGCTCGAGGAGGCGTTGGCGACCGCTACGGCGGCCGGCGCCGATCTGGATACGTGGCGAACCCAGGTGGAGGAATTGGGGAAGCGTCTCGAGAACGCGGAGAGCGGGCACGTTCGAAGTCTCGAGATCGCGCGGGCGGGCATCACAGATGCGGACGATGCCGCGGATCTTCTCGCGTTGTTCGATCGCCGGGCTCCGGAGGGCGTGACGTTCGGCGAGTGGATCGGGGATCGGGAGGCGTTGCCTCGAGCGGCGGCCGCGTTGTTCCCGTCGACATCGGCGCCGGCCGCGGTGGAACCGGCAACAAATGGCGCGATCCCAGCGACGCCGCCGCCGCCAGCGACAACGCCAGCGACGGCGCTACCGCCGGCGAATCGCGGCGCGCAGAGTTACAATGGGGCGCCTTCGGCGTTTTCGGCAGATCAGATCGCGGGGATGACAACCGCCGAATATCGCGCCCACCGCGATGCGATCCTTGGGTCTCTCACGGGGTGATCAAGGCGATCCTTGGGTCGCTCACCGGGGTATCAAGCTGTGTCGTCGAGTAGGCGCAGCGCGCCGCGCACGATCAAACGGCGGACGACCCATGAGCGGCTACGGCCCGAATAGTGTTCGTGTAAGCGATTGAGGATCGCCAATTCGGTATCCGATAGTCGCACGGTCAACATGTGGCGCTGACGATCGGCATCCGCGACACGGGGCCGGCCGACGGGCCTGGCGTGCACCGCTTCGGCTGCGGCGAGTACCGCGGCGGGGTGTGGGCCGAATACCTCGAGTATATCGACGTCGCGGACCGAATACCAGGCGCCATGCTCCGCGTGATCGCCGTTGCGGTTTACTACTTTTTGGGCGCCGCAGCGGCAGTGATGCACCTCGGCGTATCCGCCGTGGGCGGCGGGGTTGGGACGCTGCGGTCTGTGGGCGGGACCGTGGAACGGGTGCGGCTCGGAAGTGGTGGACATGCGGTGTCGGTGGCTCATGGTGGGGGCTCCTGATGTGGGGGTGGTGATGACAGCTCGCGAGCTGCGGAACGCTCAGCGTGTCGCGCGACGCGCGGTTTGAACGGCTTTCTCTGCCGCCCGGACTGCGTCGACGGCGCGGCGGTGGGCGGCGATGGCGTCGAGGTGAGCCGCCGACCCCAACGCCTCGATCGCCGCGTTCGCACGTGTGATCGCGTTGGTGATGGCTGATCGCCGATCTTCGATCTTCGATCCGCCGCTACACGGGGGAACACGATCGCCGAAGCTTGACTCTGGCGCGAAATGCCAAACAAACAACCGTGCAACGTATGCGGCGGTGAGTGCATCATCTAGGGTTTTGCGGGCATCGCGCAGGGTGGTGTCGGTGTCGGTGGGCATGGTGGGGGCTCCTGATGTGGGGGGGTGCTTAGTCGGTGTCCGGCGCGACGGTCAGCGCGCGCCGCGGTATCGGCGGCCGAAGCGTGCCGCTTCCGCGGTGAGTAGGCGGCGCTCGGCGTCGGTCCGCTGTGGGGGGGGGCATTCGTCGGCAATTGTGAGGGACGAGGAGTAGCGGTTGGCGATCTCGGATGTCGCATCGGCGACGATCCGCGCGGCCCACGTTGCATCGACATGCGCGGGCGGGTTCGTGTAGTGGGCGATCTCGAGGCGGAGGTAATTGAGACGCGTGGCGTTCATGGTGGGGGCTCCTGGGTTGATGTCTTACTATAATATACACCCATAGGGGGTGGTGTCCGTATAAACCGAAGCCAAATATGTAACGTTGACAACGTCTGCTCGAGACGGTAGGGTGAACGCTGAACATGCGTTCTTGCCCTCAGGTCGCACCTGTAACAGCGGAAACGGGGCCTATCACCGCTACTACAGGGCGAAACAATGGCAGAGATCTTCCAATCTGGCTTAGGCGATCTGCGTCTGGCTGCCGCGTTGCATCAAGAATTGGGCGTTATGCTCGCCGATCGGGCGTCGCTCTGGCGTCATCCGGCGATCACCTTTTATGGTGATCTCCAGGGATCGGGATCCGATACTCTCGAGGTGCCGCTGGCCGGTCTCGACGGCTTCGATCGCATGGTCGCGGTGGCTGAAAACGCCAGCGCGGCGAATACGGCGCTGACGGATGCTTCGCCGAATTTGCAGATCGCACGCCAGGCGCTACAACGCCAGATCAGCGATCTTGCGGTGCTCACCGATTCGGTGGGGCTGACCGTCGAGCGTCTCGCGTCGGACATGGTCGGCGCCGCGGCGATGCGCTTTACCGAGCTCATCGCAAACGTGGTTGACGATTTCACGACGACGGTCTCCGATACGGGCGTCGATCTCTCGGTCGCTAAATTCCTTGACGCGGTCTTCGCGTTGACGCAGGCGTCGGTCACTGGGCCATACATCAGCATCCTTCACCCGAATCAGCTCACCGATCTGCAAGGTAGCTTGCGATCCGAAACGGGACCGATCGCCCAATGGGTGTCGGCAACGTCTGAGATGATGGCGATCAAGGGACCGGGGTTCGCCGGCCAGTTCGTGGGGGTGGACTTGTTCGCCTCGAGTCACATTCCTACCGCGAATGCTGGAGCGGATAGCGCCGGCTGTGTGATGGGTCTTGGGGCTGTCGGATACGCCGAAGGGACGCCGAGTGCGCTCGTTGGCGCTGGGGGATTCCAGGTGCCGGCCGGATCTCCGTTCCTGATCGAATTCGAACGCGACAGCTCGGCGGCTCTGACGAAGATCGTCGGTAGCTACTATGTCGGCGTCGGCATCATCGAAGACGGGCGGGGCGTTTCGCTCATTACGGATCGCTGATTTGTGCCGGGGTGCCGGGTGCGGGTGATCGTCGTCCAACCCTGGCCCTCGCTCGGCGCTCCGCCACTTTCACGCCAGGGGGACGACCATAATGGCGCATAATTTCACTGGTGGCGCTGCGGCGCCGCCCACAACATCCACAACGCCAACGATCGAAGGTCGGGCGCCTACCATGCCCGTCTCCCGACGGGTTCGCCTGAACCTGCCGCCGAAGGCGAGGTGGTGGTACAAGTGGCACCCGGCGCGGTGGGTGGTGATGGATGGTGAGATCCTACCGATGCTCGGACGCCTGACGGGGGAGCCGGGGGTCAATGGGACCAACAAGAACGGGGACACCGTCGGCGCTGAGATCAATGCGCGGCGGCGCGGCTGGACCGTGATCCCGTGGGATGCTGTCGCCGGTGGTTACGTGCGTGTGTACGATGGGCGCCGGGGGCCGGTGCATCTGTCACGGTGGGAAACGCCGAAACAGATCGCTAACCGGACGCTGATCAAATCCGATCTCGAGGGGTATAAGGTCTTTCTGCGGCAGCTTATGGCCGATGGGATCATACCGCCGCCGGATCCGGACATACTTGACGCCATGGCCGAAGGGCACCGCTCGAGTATCTCGCGTCAATCGGCGAAGGCGCGAACGGATCCGACGATCGCCGCTGCGGTGGAACGAGACACCGAAACGCTCGAGACATTAGAAGCCGCGGTTAACGGGGTGGCGGCGCCGAAGCGGAAGCGGAAGCGGAAGCAGCAGAAACAGATCGCGGACGCCCCAAATGGGTGAGGACGCTGACATCCGCCGGACTATGACGGAGATGAGAAAGCGGCTCCGCGATAGCGGATACAGAGCAGCAGCAGCAGAGAAAACGGCGCGGGAGTGCGCGATCCGCGCGGATCGACGCAAGCGGGAAGGCGGCGGATAGATGGCGGCGACGTCTTACACGGCGGGATTCGAGTTACCCGATCTCATTGAACGGGGCCGGACAAACCTGCTTACGTGTCGGACGTCGCTGGATGGCGCGTTAGCCGCTCCTTCGTCGGGAACGGTTAGCGTGTATGACGCATCGGATACGGTGATCGTCAACGCCGCCGCCGTGACGGTTTCGGGTTCGGTGGCGCAATATTCTCTCAGCTCGGTAACGCTCGCCGGTCTCGAGCTCGGCGAGGGGTGGCGGGTCGAATGGGCGCTTGTGATGCCGGACACGGTGACGCATGTGTTTCGGAATTCTGCTGCACTTGTGCGCGCGCGTCTCTATTCGGTGGTGACGGATTCGGATCTGTTCCGTCGTCACCCGGACATGGATCCCGCGGATGCGGCGTCCATCGTGCCGGCCGGTACGAATTATCAAGAGCAGCTAGACGAGGCGTGGGTGGAGATCCAGGCGGAGTTGATAGAGCGGGGCAACCGTCCTAACCTCGTCATGTCGCCGTCGGCGCTTCGGTCTGTGCATCTGTATCGAACGCTTGAGCTAGTGTGCCGCCACTTCTCGAGCACTGCCGGCGACGGCTCGCGGTGGATCTCGCTCGCCGATACCTACGGCGACAAGGCGCGCGCGGCGTGGACGTCGCTGAATTTCCTGTATGACGAAGACGACGACGGGCAGGCGGACGACGCGCAGCGGCGCCGGTCCGCGATGGCTACGGTGTGGCTGGGTAGCGGCGGGCGGTTCTAATGGCCATTACGGTTAAGACGGTGCGCGAACGGCTACAAACCGCTTTGGCGGCGGTGTCCGGGTGGAACCCGTCGCGAACGATCGGCGATATGTTCGGGCTGGATCCGAATTCGTATGGACATAAGACGTTCTCGATCGATGTTCCCTCGACGCGGGATCTCGGCAATAGCCGGCAGCATCCGGCGCAGCTCGTTACCGGCGCCCGCGTGACATCCGAGATCCGGGTGCGGTGGTCCTATCGGGTGATGCCGAAGGCGGCGAACGAGAGCATCGGAAGCGCATACGATGCCGAAGCGGAGCTGCTCTCCGCTGCCATGGCGATCTCGCTCGCCGATCTCCATCTCCGGTATTTGTCTGCGTCTCGCTTGATCGAGCCGCGCGGGGAATGGCTGATCGGGGATCTCCGCTTTTCCGCAATTCACCTTCTCGCACTGGGATAACTGATGGCCGCCTCAACAATTGTCAAAACCAACGCCGATGGTACCATCAGCATCAAAGACGGCACCGGTACGCCGGTGGTGTTTACCTCGGCATTTTCCCAGGGCGATCTCACGGTCGATGGGATCACTCAGGCGCAACGGGTGGTCACGCCATACGAAGCGCGCGGGGTCTTCAAGGGCGCGCGGCTCGGCGCGCGCGCGTATCCGTCTGGATCGTTCACGTGCATGCTGACGGATGTTTCGGACGGGACGGATACCACGCTGATCGATTTCGTTCTGCAACAGAACGCATACTCGGGGAACATCTCAACGGGCGCGACGTCTGGTGATGCCTATTTAGTGACGATCACTCTGACGATCGAGGGCACCGATCACGGTGACGCGGGAGACCATACGATCGAGATGGCTAATTGCCATTGTACCCTCGCGGTTGCCGAGGGCGAACCGAATACGGTTAGCGTGGCGTTCACGGTATACGGTTCGGTGACGATGACTTGACGAAACCAACAGGGACGGACGACAACAAATGAAACCGATCGATCTATGCGGAATCCCGATCCATCTACGGCTACCCAAGTCATTTGCGGTTCGAAACGAGATCGTGGTTTCGGGCGTCGCGAATTTGCAT